AGGTTCTCTGGGATCCCTGCTCGAGGACGCTCTGCTTAACGGCAGGTCCGTGGATGCCGATAAGATTGCCCAGGAGATCAACGCCACTATCCAAGACATAGGAAATAAGCTGCCAAAGGAGGGCCTAAGTAATGAAGATTAAGGTTAGAACTGAAGATGGTCGTGTATTCAACGGTATGAAACTGTCTGTGACAGAAATTAAGAGAGGAAACAGGCTCCCGGCCTCCATAGTTATCGAAGCCGATACCGGAATTAAAGTCGAAGCCACAGGTTCCGTGGTTACCAAAGACAACACCATAGTGTGTGAAGTCCTCGGGGATCCCGTAGTCCCCCTGTTCTTTAAGCGTATGAGACGTTCCGGCCTCGAGATGGCTTCCACCTCTCTGAGATCCGTTGTCCTGTTCGGGTATGACCCAAATCAGCACAAAGTCTCATATGCAGTAGAAGTATCCCCAAGGGGCGAGATTGCCGAGGCACACATAGACGACTCTATTCTTGCGGTAGCGGAAAAGCTTATAAGCCGGGACGTGTAATGCCAAAGCTCCAGAAAGACAACATACACCTGAGTGACTTTGTGCAGGCTGTTCTGAAACTCAGGGGGAAGCCCTTTTCCTTGAAGGGACGGGCTTATCTTAAAAAGATATACGACTCAACGTATAAGAACTTTATTATGAGGACTGGAAGGCAGGTCGAGAAGTCTACCACTATTTCTGGTAAGATGCTTGGCCTTTGTCTTACAGTCCCCTACTTTCAGGCGCTGTATGTTAGCCCGTCCTCCAAACAGACCCGGGACTTTTCTTCCCAGAAGCTGTCAGAGTTCATAACCGGGAGTGACTTTATTCAAGCACACTATATGAATTCAAGGTGTATAGACAGGGTGTTCGAGAAGACATTCATTAACCACAGCAGGGTAAAGCTGGACTATGCGTTGCTGAATGCCGATAGGGTTAGAGGAGGCTCGGCTGACGCCTTATTTTTGGATGAGCTGCAGGACCTCCTGAGTGATGCCATCCCGGTACTCGAGGAGGCTCTCTCCCACAGTGAGTACAAGATGCGTCTCTATACCGGCACACCAAAGCAAACCAACTCTACAATTGAATTCTACTGGAACCTGTCCTCGCAGACCCAGTGGCTTGTGCGTTGTGACGGTTGTACCTACTGGCAGGTCCCCGGTGAGTTAAATATGAAACCGGAGGGTTTGAGATGTGTAAAGTGTGGAAAGTCTCTGGATGTCCGGAAAGGTATGTGGGTCAACTTCAAGGAAGATTATGTTTTTAAGGGCCTTCACCTGAGCCAGCTTATTGTACCCTGGCTGACTTACGACGAGGTATGGCTTAAGTACAAGACTTACTCCAGACAGAAATTCTGTAATGAAGTCCTCGGTATCCCTTTCTCCGAAGGGGGCTCCCCGGTAACTGAAGGCGACCTGAAGAAAGCGTCTTTACTGGGGCCTATGAGCGGAGACCCTGCTGCCCACCCTGTAAGATCTCTTCCCTTCTATATGGGTGTTGACTGGGCTACCGAGTCCGGTGAGCACAGTTTTACAACGGTCTCTTTGGGCTACCTTGACGGAAACAACGTGAACGTAGCCTTTATTAAGAGGTTCAAAGGCATAGAAGCTGACCAACAATACATAATACGGACACTGGTCAAGTACGTTAAAGACTTTAACGTTCGTTATGTAGGGGTAGACTGGGGCGTGGGTGCCGGAGGTATGAACGCTTTCCTGAGGAAGGCCTTACTGGAGATGTATGGCCGTGACCTTGTAATCGAATTCTTCTACTCTGACAGTTTACGCGCCTTCGCTAACTGGGACCCTGTGGGGTATAAGTATATAGTCAACCGCACCCGGTCTATGGCCAGTATTTTTATGTCTATAAAAAACAAGGCTATGCGCTTCCCCCGGTACGATACCTGGGTGGAAGAGTCCAAAGACTTCCTCAATATCTTCTCGGACACTCACAGCTTCAACAACAAACTCTACTATGACCATATCCCGGAGACCACAGACGATGTGGTCCACTCCATAAACTTCCTGAATCTTGCCAGTATGGTCGGAAAAGGGGTTTTAGGGGAATACTCCGACTCTGTGTTTATGGGTACATAACCTCAACGGCAGCCTTCCGAAGAACTGTATATAATCCCACTGAGAGAGGTGTACATATGATGCCCACCTACAAAGAAACCACACCTGGTGCAGTTAAACCTTATGCCGGTAACGATACGGCAAGAGGTTTATTGTCGGCACTTTTACGGAAATTCAAAGGCACAGATAAAGTAGCCAGCTTAGCTGCCTGGGCTGTTGACAGGGCAGTATCAAGGAGGGACGAAAACCTATGAGCGTATCTGCACAAATAGAAGACCTCGCACTGCAGGCCGCTACCGAGTACTTGAGCAAGGGTACTCAGCTAAACACTAGCATAGCCAAGCTGGCTCAGTTTAACCAGCTGTCACAGGAGAAAATAGCACGTGTAGTCGAGCGGGCAAACCGCATAGTGTACCTTCGTTTATACAAAGGAAATGAGGATAAAACCTTTTCGTTTCCTTTAGCCTCGACGGATTACATTTGTGGTGTACTAAGGGGCACCCCTGCGGTCAGGGAAGACTCTCTATATAATGTTGACAGCCTCAGGCTCAAAGAACCTGCAGGCACTAAGCCTGTTGTGGAGTCCTTTTATGATCCAGGACAGATAAGAGACCCAGAAGCACCTACTCCTGTTAAGGAAGAGGTAAAGACAGTGGAGATTACCCTACCCAAAGGTGTAGACAGGATCTATTTGAATATCACCGATGCCGGGGTTACCCCTAACAAAGTCGCGGTCGCTCAACTTGTTTCCCGAATGAAGGAAGCGGACGAGCAGATAAAGACGGCTTCTTTTTTCACAGGCAATCGCCTTGCCTCTATAAAAGAGCTGTTTATGAAACTCGTAAGGGCAGGCTCTTCCATTAAGGATGTCTTAGCCGGTGTCTTCTCAAAACTTCCTATCAGACTCAAGAAGAAAGCCATTCCTGTAGTCCAGAACATAGTGGACGACCTCCACAGGACAGGCAAGATAATGCAAAAACCGGATGTTAATACCTCTATCCTTAAGTTTGGCAGTTATCAGGAAGCTCCCGAAATGACAAAGATTGCCGAGGAGCTGGAGGGGATACTGAAGGAAGCACAGACGTACCAGTCTGCAGTAATTAAGAAGGCCGAGAACTACATCACACTTGAGAAACTTGCCGAGATATTCCCAGAACTTAACCCTCTTCTAAGGAGTGATTCAGATGTATAAGACCGCTGCTCCTGTTTCCCTTATAAGAGGGGTTTTGAGTAAGGCCTTAAAAGGGTTTAACACTGCGGGCCGTGTGGCGGGGAAGGCTATGTTCCCCTTAGCTATGGGAGCTTCTATTGTACCTGCCCTTCTTGAAAATCCCGGGCCCGAAGATAACTTCAAATATGCAAATGCACTTAATACCGAAAAACAAGGAGGGAACAGTATGGATAAGGTCGCAATGTTCAACAAACTAGCAGAGGACATCGAGGTTGTTGGCAGCCTTGCAGAGGCTCTCGAGACCTATGCAAAGGCTAATTACCCCGAAGAGCTGGTTAAGCAGGCCTCAGCCGAGGCAGGCGAGCCTATGATTGTTGCTGAAGACCTTCTCAGCGCTGCCGGGGAGCTGCTCAAAGTGGCCCAGGCAATGATGGTTGAGGACTACAACGCGTCTCTTGAGGACGAGAAGGCCCGGGAAGAGTCCCAGATTAAAGAGGCTCAGGCCGCTGAAGTGGATAAAGTAGATACTCCCAAATTCTCAAAGCTTGCCGAGTTTATTGAACACAAAAAGTATGCCCAGAAATTCGACACTAAAGAATAATCGTGCCACTAGGAGGTAATAAAATGGCGGACCTTTTCAGTATCTTAAAGTCGCTGGTTAACCATCCACCGGAACCTCTAGAGAAGAACGCAGGTGCCGTTGGTTCTGTTATTGCCCTGGTTAACCGTAATAATCCTCAGTGGGACGATAACGAAGTGGAGATGTATGCCAGGGCTGTTTACAAGGTAGCACCTAAGATATTCTCCGATCCCGTTCTTGTGGAGAGTGTACTTAAGAAGATTATGCTTTACGGAGGAATAGACCCTGCTCTTATGAAAGAACTGGCCGAGCTTAACTCAAAGATGAGCGGCTTTCCACAGCCCTCAGGGGAAGCCAAGAAGCCCCAGCAGCCCGCCGGTATGCTTGGCGCGCTTGGTGGACTGAGAGATCCTTTTGCTGCTATAGCATCAATAAACACAGATAAGAAACCCTAAGGATGTGATCCCTGATGCTCATAAAGCAAGTACACCTGACCCAAGTCGATCCACTGGTTGAGCTGTTACCCGGAATACTTAAGCAAGCTGGTCTGGAGGACCTCTCTCCAGAGATAGTTGCTGTTCTGGACAGATATAAAGGTAAAGCTCCCGTGGGTCAGACATACCTGATGGTGGTTGCCTTGGGGGCGGGGGAGTACTGGGGCGATAACAGAAACGGGGACTACTTCCTTGAGAAAGACCTTAAGGCAAACTACAAAGAATTCCTGAACGGACATATTTTCAGGCAGCACAACAATAAAAACCCTAAGGACAAAATAGGGGATGTGCTTGCCGCGGGGTATAACGACAAAATGCACCGGGTGGAGCTCATAATAAGCATTCATAAAAACCTTGACCCTGAAATATATGCGCGTGTTCAGGCAGGGGACCTGCTAGAGGTTTCGATGGGGACCCGGGTAGCTTATGATGTATGCTCCATTTGCGGGCATAAGTCAAAGACCCGCGACGAGTATTGCAACCATCTTAAATACCAGATGGGTGAGATCCTGGAAGACGGTAGAAAGGTCTTTGCCATTAACCCTGATCCCAAATTCTTTGACTGCTCCGTAGTCAGGGTGGCAGCTGATCCTACGGCCAGGGGACTTATGAAGGTCGCGAGTGTTCTGGAAGGCTTTGTGGGCAAAGAAGCGGAGCTGAAGGAAGCCGAGATAGAGAAAGAGGTCCCTGCAGAAGCGGTCATTCCGTATGAGCTGATTCTTAACACTATGGATGATATGTACCTCAGGGATGAGGAGCTCCCCCAAGAGGAGTTACAGTCCTTGCGGGAGTTTCCGCTAAAAGACATAATAGCCACCGCTACTGCTATGGGCATTCAACTGAAACCAAGGGAGATCGCTTACCTTTCTCCGGGAGACTTCAACTATGCCAGTGACGACTACATACTGGATACTATGCTTCCCACAGACTATAGGGTAGACGAGGACATTCTATCCAGGCTGTTGCCTTTTGCAAGTAGCCGGAGCTACCACTATCCTTTCGCTGTCTTGCGCATAGGTCTGCACAGGCCTGTGACCCCTTGCCCCGAATCCAGGCTTTTTGGTCACTATAGATCAGTGCTCCCTCTGGTTATGGAGAAACAGGCTGAGCTTATATCCCCTGCGTCCATATTGCTTATGGCTGCTCTGTCTAAGGCGGGATTCCCACTGCTAGCCACGAAGTCCATAGAGAAGGTCCCTTCTGCTTTAGATATGTACAGATCCGCTTTACAGGACCAGGCACACGCAATAGTAGCCAGAAAGGCACGGGAATCGGAGAAAAAGGAAGAGGGCTTTACCTTCAAGACAGCAGCCCTTGGCCCTGCGTTCCTGTCAGCCTTCAAGAACCTGTCGTTCCCTAAGAGCCTGGCTATAGGGGGCCTTACCGGACACCTTGCCAGCGCGCTGGCAAGAAACGCAAACTACAAAAAGCTAGAGCAAGGGGAACCCCCATCTGTGTTACTAGACGCTATAGGTAAAAGGCCTAATCTGTTGGCAACCGGTCTTGTAGTAGGGTTGTGGCCCAAAGGCCGGGAGATGGTAAAAGTCTTATTTAGTACACCAAATAAAGCGACAGCGCCTAAAGCGACAGCGCCTAAAGTGTCAGCAACTACCGCAGCAGGCTTTACCCGGACATTCGGTAAAAGTCTTATTTAGTAAATAAAGGAGGGAAACTAAATGACGATTAAAGAACTGTATGAGCTTGCAAATAAGGGTATGGAAAAAACCGCTGGAGTTGCCCAGGCACCTACCTCTGAGGAGGCGACAATGATTAAGACCGCCGAGGAAGAAATGGCTAACTTCGGACGAATACTCGGTACAGCTATGGCCGAGGCGTTCATAGAAAAGCTGGCAGAAGCACAGGCTATCCCCGCGGGCGCCGATATTGACCCGGTTCCGGACATAGCAGCTCCTGTTGAGGCTAAAGCACCCGCAGCTATGGGTGTGGATCCACAGAACATAGCACCCCAGCAGATTCCGACACAGAACCTCGAAGCGGAGACTATGGAAGCTGGTGCCGCAATGGCGATGCTTAGAAAGATGACACCAAGTGAAATAGTCGCCTTCATCAATGCTCAGAGCCCGGATGTACTGGAAACCCTTTCTCAGGATCCCGAGATCGCCAGCATACTGGACAACGCTATTGCCCAGGTTGAGGCTGCCCCTGCCAAGGCTCAGGCTATTTCATAATTAAAGGAGGGGATGGTTATGGCCTCCTGGAAAGATAGTCTCTACCGAGGGCTCGAGAAAGCCCTTGTTAAAGAAGCGGCGCCTGCGTGGGTAAAGACTTTACAGACCAAAGCAACTAACGCCCGCCCTTACTTTAAGACACTAGGTGAGGCTGCGGGTACCGCGACAAACCTTGCTTTTGGTGCTGTTATGGTAAAGACCCTTATAGACTCTATAAAGGCCTCCAATGAAGATAAGAGGCTGAAAAAGGAACAGGAAGAGTACTATAAGGCCGTTAAAGCACTGCAGAACAGATCCCAGATGAAAATGGCAGCTGTAGAGGCTAAGCCAAAAACTGACACCTCTATGGATCTGGGAGAAGCGGTGGGGGCTCCCAGCGAGGCTTCACTCGATCCGCTAACTAATTACCTAATTAACCACTAACGGAGGTGTAAAGATATGCTTAATCTGCTAACAGGACTCAACAACGTGCAGCTCTGGTCACAGGAGTTGGCAGCAGACACTGTAGTAACGTCTGGTATGTTTGTCAGCATTATAGAGGGTAAGGCCGCTCTTCCTGGAGCTACTGGAAAAGCCCCTTATTACCTTGTGTTTGGAAACAGCAACGTGCCTTCAGTCGAAGGTTCTGGTGCTATCTCTCTGATATATGGTCTTTGCAGGATAGAGACAGACAAGTTTGTCCCATCTACCCTGGACGACCCCCTAGACTACTCAGCCGGCACCCCTCTGACGGTAAATGCAGCCGGGCTTCTGACCCCAGCTGCCGCAGGTGACTTTGTTGTAGGAACTGTCGAGGCTGAGATGACCACAGGCCTTAGAGTTGCTCTTAACCCTGCCCCGTCTTTTGAAGATTAAGGGCAGCCGGGGGTGGTGTGATGCTTAAACTTCTAACGGGACTCAATAATATCCAGCTGTGGTCCCACGAACTGGGTACGGCATCCCTGATAAAGTCAGGGATGTTCGTGGCCATACACGAGGGGAAGGTCGTACTTCCAGGAGCACACAAAGGCCCCTTCTATATGGCTTTTGGGAACAGTAATGTTCCTTCCGTAAAAGGCTCTGGGGCTATGTCCCTGGTTTACGGTCTTTGCCGAATAGAGACCGATCAGGTAGCCGCAGATACTTATGAGCCCGGGATGCCTGTTACTGCAAACGCAGCGGGACTTATAACTCCAGCCGAGTGGGGTGACTACATTGTCGGCGTGGTCGAAGCAGTCCTCAGCGGTGGAGCTCTCAGGCTAGCACTGACTTTCACCCGCTCCGTGCTAGATATGGCTATAGTTACTGCGGTTATAGACCTTATTGACGCCCTTCCAACCGTGGAAACGCTTGCACTGGCTGATGCAGGTGACGTCACAGCCGCTAGAGCTGCCTATGACGCTCTGCCTACGTCACACAAAGACGATGTAACAAACAGAGCGGACCTGTTTGCCCTCGAGGCACAGCTAGAAGTGTTGGCCGGTGAGGTGGTACTAGGCCTGATAGACGCCCTGCCTTCGGTAGAAGCACTTACTCTGGCAGATACGGCTGCGGTTGAGGCTGCAAGAACAGCTTATGAGGCCCTCAGCGAGGCCGCTAAGGCTGCTGTTACTAACCTCGATGATCTCGTAGCTCTCGAAGCACAGCTAGAGGTTCTGGTTGTTATAGATATGATCTCGGCGTTGCCTCTGGTAGCTGACCTTACTCTTGGAGACGAAGCGGATATAACTGCTGCTGTTGCTGCTCACACTGCACTGTCAGAGGCCCAGAAGAGTGAGGTTACCAATTATGGCGACCTGGAGGCTCTGGTAGCAGAAATAGCAAGACTGCAGGGCCTTGTGACCCTTACCGGTGACGTAACACTCGCCACAGTCAACAACTCAGCCCCCGCCAGTATCTATAACGACAGTGGTACCCTTAAGAACGAAGAGGAGGGCCTGATTTCAGGAGGCTTGCTGGTTGATGTTGTTGTCGATGTTATAGAGATACGTGCTGAGGACTATGAAGATGTTTTCAACTCCACTGTGGGCGTCAGCAATCCAACTGGCCTACAGTTGGCACTAACGACACCACCGGTGGGTGCTAACTACTTCACCTTCCTTGATTCTCTGGATTCACTTAAGGGCGCTTACGTGGTCGGTGAACTGGCATCGTCAGTTGCCCTCAGATTCATAGACACAAACGAGGGTCTATACGTAGGACCTAAGGCATCAGGTACCGTGTATCTGGTCATAACAGATGATGTAGGTGACGTACTCGAGGTAAGACCTATAGCCTTCACCACAACCGTTATAACCCCATAATCAGTTAAATTTATAGATAAAGGAGGAACTAGCGATGCTCAATCACGACTACGTAAATTCCAGATTCGTCGATCTGGTTAAAAGCGCAGAAACCAGGGGAGACGTCGAGAATTACGCGACTGCCTTCCTTAGATCAAAGATAAGGGAGGACTCTTTCTTCAGGCAGATCCTTCCACCCGTTATACTTACCCCCGCTGAATGTGACATCAGTGTGGACCACGAAGAGCTCACGAAGATAATCGAAAAAGAGCCCGACACCGTGGCCTATGCTATCAACTTCAGGGGTGCGGCTCCAGCAAGATACTGGGAAGGCTCGAAGTACGCCATTCCGTTCTACAAAGTCGAGTCCGAAGAGATCCAGAAAAAGGAAGCCGAACTTATGAGCTACCGAATGCCTGTTACGGATCTCATAAGGAAGAACACCAACTACGCTATAGCAGACCAGGAAGATAAGGCTTTTATGACTGCTGTGGGCGCTGCCATAACCGAGTCTGGCAAGACCACAGAGTCGATCGCCGCCACGGGTTTCCAGAAAAAGGACTTCACTAACCTGGTAAACCTCATAGACGGGGATAGGTTGAAGGCCGCCTTCATCCTGGTCAATGTTACCGTCTACAACGATATGGCCGCCTGGGACGACTCAGATCTGGGCGACTCCTTGCTCAGCGATGTGACTATAAACGGCTATACACACCCGATATTCCTCGGTAGAAGACTTATTGTAACTTCCAAGTCTGACATCCTGGATAACAAAGCGATTTATGCCTTTACCGACCAGCCCTGGCTTGGCCACTCTTACGCTCTCAGCGAAGAGGTACGGTTTGCCATCGAGACCAGGTTTGACCTGTTCGCCTTCAAGGCCTGGGAGATCTACGGTGCCGGTATTGGTAACGCAAGGGCTGTTGCGTCTATAACGCTTAAAGAAGATGATGAGGAAGATTAAAGAAAGGTGTAGCCGGGGGTCCCCCGCCTGAGGGGCCTCCTGGCTTATTTGGAGGTGTGTTGTTTTGAAGTATAAAAACACTACTGGCAGCTGGTTATACCTGGCTACCTTAAACATAAACGTAAAGCCTGACGGTGTGTTTGAGGCGCCCGAAGATGTGACGACTATCCGCAATGCAGTGGCTCGAGGTTGGGTAGTCCCTCACAAAGAGGAACCAAAAGACACTACTGTTTCTATCCCTTCTAAGCTAACCACAGCCAAAGATAAGCACTCAGAGGTGAGATCTGAGGTTTCGGTCCTACCCGGAGTGCCCGGAGGGACCGCAATAGTGCCTTCGGAAATTACAGCAGACGAACCCGAAACACCCCAGAAAAGTAGCTCTAAGAAGAAGGGTAAAGGCAGAGGTGATAGCAAATGAGAGGTACATATAAAGTCGAAGGCTGGGTTCAGTTTAGAGGCAGGATATATATGCCGGAGCAGACTCTGACAGGAAGCCCGAAGAATAAGGACATTCAGAGGCTCTTGAGGCAGGGCAAGCTATCTCTGATTTGTGGGGACTTCACTTCCGAAGAGTCCATATCCCCAGAACCTACCCCAGAACCTACCCCAGAACCTACCCCAGAACCTACCCCAGAACCTGTACCGGAAGAGGTTACTCCTGTTGTAGAAACCTCGACTAAAGAGTCTGGCTTTGATATTCAAGACACAGAGCCGGTCGTTACAGAGGAAGTACCTGAACCTGTGGCAGTAGAGGAAAAACCGAAGCCTAAGAAGAGGAAGCCCAGAAAGACCACAAAAAAGGAGGCTTGAGTTAAATGCCCCATTCTTTTCTGCACGTTTACTCCAGGCTAACCAGAGGCAGTGACGCCACGCTTCTGGGGGTTCTTTGTGAGGATGTAACCATAGACGCAGAAATTGGGGGCAAGATATACTCCTCCTCCTCTAACAACCTGATCTTCTCTCTTAACACTTTCAACTCCAGGAAGGCCTCTTTACACCTGTATATCGAGGTGCCCCAGGAGACGGAGATTTACGCCGATAACATAGCGGAGATACGGGAGCTTATGATCGATTACACAGGACAGAACATCTTGGTAGACGGTCAGCAGTTTTCAGATGCCGCCATACTGAGAGTCCTTAAGCGGATTCTTAGAGAGTACAACGATACACCACCGGTAAGAACAAAGTACACCCTAAAGAACCATCCGCACATAGACACCATAAACGTGGGTACACTTGCACAGCTGCTAAGGGAGCTCTCCATATCTGATGCTAGAAACCAGCTGAACTATGGGGCTGCCGGTATGCAAGTAGGTGTTCGGGATAAGTGGAACATATTTGCAAACCTGAGTGCCAGTCTACACCAGGAGTATGAGCAGCGGAAGATGAACGAAAAGAACTGGTTGAATATCGAGTCATTCCGCGGGAGCGTGGGGTTTCTATGATAGAGAGGTGTGCCTGTGTTGTTTGATGGAACGATGGAGGTCAAGGTAGCTCCAACCTCCTCCGGACACTTGGCTATACAGTGGGCGAAAGCCCGGCGGCTAGGAGGACTATCCCTAAGATTATGTGTCAGTACCAGCCCCGGAGCACCCCGGCTGGTGCTTAGTGAATCCTTATCCGAGACCGGGTATTTTGTGGATGAAACTTCAAACGTGAGACATAGAGATAGACTGCCTTCATACTTTTTTGAGTACACAGACCCTAGCGGTATGATTATGGACACTTCACCCGCTTACACACTCACTTATGAGCCTGATATAGCTTACCTTTCCTATCTGGTTGAAGCGGAGAGGGCACTGCAGAAGATAGACGGAGTGGCAGGAGTGGCCTTAATACTCAAAAGAGAGGGTGAGCGTTGCCCTTCTTGCTGGAACGTCATAGAGGCTAAGAGAATGAAAGACTACTGCCCGGTTTGCTTTGGTACAGGCTGGGACGGAGGCTACTGGGACCCTATTTCTTTTACATTCAGGTACCTCAGGATGCCCTCTGTAGGACAGATTAACCTCGATGGCGCGCCTACTTATGACAGTGTTTATCAGGTACAGGCTCTATATTACCCGGCTCTTCTCGAGGGAGACGTAATTGTGGATACACATAATGCCGAGAGGTTTAGAGTCCACACTATAGAGCTGGTTACATACAGAAGCAGTTTTCCTGTATTTCAAAACATAACAGCAATAAGGATCCCCAAGAGTGACGCTCTTCACGCTCTGACCATACCGGAAGAGTTTTTCAAAAAGCACAGACCGCTGAAAGCCGCTCCGGTGGTGATGTAGATGTACCAATACGAAAACTTTGAGAGCTTCGACGGCACGTTTATGCCAATTCTGGCACAATTTATCTGGGCGTCCTTAAGTACTTACTCTACTTATAGGATGAATAGGCAGGACTTTACCCAATCTGATATAGCCGTACTTAGCCAGGAAGACACCATAGCATCGGCAAGGTTACTGCCAAGAACCCTGGTATTACTGGAGAACGATGGATACTCAATAGTCAGACCTACACTGACCATCGAAGCTCCCGGCACTAATCAGTTTCACGAACAGGGACTTATGACGGCTATGGTACAGGGCTCCTTCCGTGTACGTTGTTGCACAAAAACGCCGGCAGAAGCGGCAAGGTTGTCAACAATGTTATTCGAGTTAATGCTGTTTAAGACCCGAGAGTTTGTACGTATAGGTCTGGATGACGTGTCTCCACTGGGTATAAGCAAAGCGCAGACTTTAACTTTAGGGGGAGACCATACCTACTCAGAACGTACCATTCAGCTGTACGCCTCAAAGACTGTTGCGTCTGTTATAGAAGCAGTTGAGACATTTACCATAAGAAACATAAGGATAAGTTTAATCTAAGGAGGTGCAGCAATGCCCTATAATCGCCTAGGTGTGTTTATTACCCAGGAAAGACAGGAAGTTACGCCGATTGTGCCCCAGATCCAGGATATGCTGCCGGGTATAGTTGGAGTAGCCACACACGTAGTTGAAGGTAGTCGCGCAAACGTTGCGCACATCGAAAGTGAAGACTTCACTTCCGAAGAGTCCATTTCCCTAAACATATCCGGTGCTGTGGTGCCTAAGGCATCCACGCTGAAGGTTTACCTTGCACTTCCAGGAGCTAACCTTTCAGTTAAGCACCTTAGTCAGCTTTGGTTCCGTGAGCACTACACGCAGGAGCCTAACTTTGCCGGTGCGGTCCCTTACTACGAGGTTAATGCAGACGCCCTTGACCTGACTGACCTGGACGACGGCATAGTAAAGATCACCATAGCTAACGGGAGCAACGTAGTCCAGGCTACTCCGATAAATGGAGCCAGCTTCCTGACATATAACGCTGGGTCTTCCTCTTGGGATGTATCCGGTGTTGATGTGTATGTTGAGTTTGCCGGTATGGTTCAGCCTGAAGTTAAGGTTACCCAGATCTTCACCTTGGCGGCTGGCCAGAAGATAGTTAACCTTGCAAACTATCCGGTCACCACAGTAACCTCAGTAAAGCTCGACGGAAGCGCGCTTGTGGCTAACGCTGCGGACGAAACAGGGTACTCGATTAACCGTTTCACCGGGGTTATAACTCTGGGTGCTGATGTCACGGTTACAGCCGGGTTGGAGCTTGAAGTTAAGTACTCGTACTCTAACAGAGTGTTCCAAGCTCCTATGCTAATAAGAAGCCAGAGAGACATAGAGCAGTTCATAGGGCCGATCCATCCATACAATCCGCTCGGTTTCGGTGCCTATATGGCACTCAGAAAAGCGGGTAGCGGTCCCGTCTACGTAATGGCTGTTATCCCCACCGCACAGGATCTCGGTAGCGTGTTTACTATGCAAGATGCCTCTCTTAGTGATGCTCTGAATGCTATGGGAGACGTTTACCTGTACACGCTGGCTGTACTGGGTGACGTAAACGTAGTCGGGGACAAGGTTCAGGACCACTTGAACACTTTCAGCGTTCCTGAAGAGTCCAAATTCAGAATAGCTATGATGGGCTTCTCCTCCTTTGAGTCTGCAACCGAGAAGTACCTGGATGGAACCTCAGCTCAGGTTGTACAGGACTACACCAGACTTATGTACAACTTTGAGAACTTCAGACTTAGAGTCCTTATGAATCCCGCTTTCTACTACAGCTTTGAAGGCGCACTGTATTCTCTACCCGGCCTGTACTACGCGGCGCACTACGCCGGTATGGTAAAGGGCCTCGGACAGGACTACAGTTTCAACTTCAGCGGCTATAAGGATCCTATGATAGCAGGTATCCACTACCCCAACGGTCTTTCCAGTTTCTTTACGGAAAACCAGCTCGACTCTCTTGCCGCAGCCGGTCTGTGGTGTCTGAAGATGGTAGGCGCCAGGGTTGCTGTAAAGCACCAGGTTACTACAGCAGAAACCTACACAGAGACTATGGAAGACAGTATTATCAGGGGTAAGGACCTCCTCTGTATCGCTATAAAGAGCACGATGGACGATATGATGGCCACAAAGAACATCACGTCAGGCTTCCTGAACGATGTTTCGATAGCGGTCAAAGCGGAAATAGCAAAAGCGGTGAAGCACTACAGGGTGGGTGCCAAGACACAGCTGGTATCCTTGAAGATCTCTGCCGCTAGCAGGGACACTATCGAGGCGGTTGTAGCTTATGATCCTCTGTACCCAGCCAACAGAATGCTGTTTACCGTTCAGTCAACAGTAAGGAGAGCATAAACCCGTGCCGGGGAAACCCGGCACCTCTACAAATATCAGGTAAAGGGGTGACAATAAATGAGTGTAAACCTTGCTAACTGGAATCCTTATACGCAAGCAGTGGAAGGCGTAGGGGCACTGGAAAAGAAAGCGATAAACTCTAAGTTTACGCTTATAGCTGTTCTGGTGGATGAAGCTGGTAAGCCCGTTAACACCTGGGCTAATACTAAGAAGCTGAGACCCATAGGGCTTATTCAGAACTACAACCTAGGCCAGAACAAGAACATCCAGCAGGTCTTCGAGATAGGCTCCGACATAGACATAAACCTGCCGGGTAGAACGTATAAGACCTTCTCCTTCGGGAGGATCCTCCTTAGTGGTAAGAACGTCCTCTCAATACTCGCCACAGGAGACGCCACCATCTCTGACCTTACTGACACGGAGAAAGCAAAGTATGGAGAGGCGGGCTCCGGGGAAATAATCCTCAACCTTGCAAGTGAGTACTTCGACTCTCCTTGTGGTCTGGCTATGCTGTTCTATGATCCTAAGGTAAAAGAGGGAGACAGCGCACAGGAAGAGATCCTCTCTGCGGTGGCCTTCGAGGGTTGTATGGTCAACGCACATCAGATGAGCTCGTCTGCCGGCGACGTACTCGTTATGGAAAGTGTCTCTATGATGGTTTCCAGAATTGTGCCGGTTCCTACGAGCACCCTGGACTATGGTGCAGGCGGCAGTCAGACAAACCCTAATCTTGTCGAACCTTCCCCCAACGAAAACGAGGAGAACTGAAAAAAGACCTAAGTAATCAACACCTGCTATAGAGCCCTTGGTACTTATGTACCAGGGGCATTTACCGACTGAGAGGTGATGTGAATGCCTTTAGATCTTGCAGGAAAGATATTTGATATATATGATGACCCTAAGCTGCAGCTGGTACATCAGGCTCCCGATTTCATAAAGGAGGCCTCGGTAGAAGATCCCATAGGGGTTGGGAGGCTACCCGACGAGGCTTTTGCACTGGTCATACATACTAATACTGGTGTTATCCAGAGGAAGTTTCCTGTTATGACAAAGGAAGCTGCCCTGCTTAGCGCTTATTATTACGAGAACGTTCTGGATGACTTGCCTGAGGCCGAGGCTGTTGCCATAGGCCAGCGTATCTGTAATTCACTCGTAAAGCTTGGTGGTATGGAACATATAGAACACTTCCCGGTACTCCGCAGTATCTCCGATAGACTTCCTACCTCCGATAAGACGGTCACCGTGCACCAGTCAAAGGTGGCACGGACTGTGGGGCAGTCTATGAGTGTACTTACTAAAGAAGCGGAAGCACGGCTCCTGGACAGGCTACCGGAAGCGGGGTTTGCTCTGGTTGCAGAGACTGAAGACGGAACCTCTGTTAAGAAGTTCCCGATTTTTGACACAGAACACACCAGAACCTCCCTTGAGAAGTTTGCCAGCAGCTACGATAAGCTGCCTCCAAAGTGGAGAGCGGTAACGGCGAGGCGCCTTAAGGAAGCAGCAATTGCTTCGGGTATTGAGGTGTCTGAGGAACATCCCTTGTCTAAGTACGCTAACTGGGATGAGTATTCCCCAGTGCTAACGGAGAAGGTTGAAGAGAGGATAAACCTGTGCCTTGAGAAGAGAGCAGAGTACAGGGAGCTGCTAAGCAGAAAGGAGCAGCTAGACCCTGTAGACTTTGCAGAGGAGCTCTATGCACTCGACAAAACAGCAGGTCTTGACTCTTACTACAATCAGCTCCTCGAGGACCCCTATGCAACTACTTTCGACCAGACTTTTGTAAAACAGGCCGCTCCTCTGGACCTTGAAGTGCTAAAGACAATGAAGGAGCATCCTGATAGGCTGGAGAAGGTCGGAGAGTTCCTAACAGATGCCAGCTTTACTAAACTCAAAACGGCTCCTGTATCGGCGCTTAAGGGGCTGCTAGCAGAGGAAAAGGATAAGATACTGGAAATACTACGGGGCTGATTATGGAAAAGAGCGTAGCTCCGGTTATAGATATTGTGGGAGACTCTGTTTCTGTGCACGCACAGGGCAGAGTCTTTTTGTTTACCCTCCAGGAGCTCTCAGGGGTCTCTGCTATGTACCTTGTGGAAAAGACCAGGGGAGCTATCGATCTTGAGCTGGGGGAGATTGTACTGAACCTTATAAAAGTATAGGGAGGAATGCCTGTGTGGAGGGCTATTATGCTTCTGTTTTTCTCGTGCACGTCTGTCTTAAGCTACCCGCTACTTCTGCTGAATCAAGATGCGGTCTTGCCTGTTAGACGGGCCTTTATGAAAAACAGATACTGGTGTGCCCCATACCCGCCGAGGATACCTCCTCCGGATGTTATACTTTTCGATGATAAGCGAAGGCTAAAGAAAATAGAAGAAGACAAATAGGGAGCACTGTGCGGGTGCTCCCTTCATTAACCCGTTAGGGTCTGTACGAGGAATAGGGTGTTTGCATAGCAAGGGTCTCGGTCTTGCTTTGCTAACACAAGTATATCACAACATATTGTGCATAACAACCGTATTCCCACTGAGTGTTGTACTTAACACAACTCAATTCTGCTATACTTGTGTATAATTGAGGTGTACAGGGCTTACACAAAGGGGGTGTTGAGTATGCAGGATTTACTACTGTATTACCGATATTCTTCTAACACCCTGGACTTGTGGTTTGGTGACCCGGATACTGTTTCAGGGGTTGGTTGGGATGTGCCTGATCCGGTTAGAAATGCGCTGCCACCTTCTAGGGGGAACGTCACAGCATACAGGGTATTACTAAGCCCTGAGGCAGTCCTATGGACAGCGTTGCCCAATGTGGAAAGGTTTAGCCTGAATAATCTTAAGAAGATCCACTGTGAGGTGGCGAGGATCATAACTGTGAATACAATAGTACCCATTAAGCTTGGGGAGGGTATGACGCTGGTCCTTACCCGGGTAAAGGCCCTACCTGTGGAAATAGTGCCTATTGAAGCAAGCTAGCCTTATACACGGACAGCCTGGCCTCTAGTTCGTCAGCTTTCAAGGACAGGTAATCCACAAGGCTAGCCCTTGTTTTTACCTTTTCGTTCAGCCTTAGCAGCTTAGTGCCCATACTTTTAAGTTCGTCAAAGCTGGGGTTTTCAAAGGCCTTGCTCCTGAGGGTGCTACACAGCTTCAGAAACTCCTTAGAAGCCTGGAGGGCGCTGGCCGTTAACTCTTCCCTGTCCTTGTCCTCCATAAGTCTTACCCAGTAAGCCTGTAGATTCTTCTTGCCATTTGCCGCAGCAATTAACGCTATTGTGATCCCGGTCAGCTTATCCTCGTCACTTGCTGCAGCATTAAGTATAACTTTGAAGGCTTTCCTGGACACATCGGGAGTGCCGTGAGTGACCTTAATTATTTGCAGAAGATCCAACACTACAAGGAGGTCCTCCGCCCTGTACTCGATTGCTTGTCTCTCCAGGGGGGTTACGCTTTCCGTAAGCCTGTGTTCTGTATGTTTGTTTGTTTGTTTATTATAAAGATCATTCATACATACATACATACGTGGAAGGGGGGTTACGCTTTCCGTAAGCCCTAGATAAGGGGTTACGTCAACTGTTATAGAGCTCATCAATCGCCGCACTACTACTATTTCTTCCTGCTCAAGAGTGGTAAGGGACTCAGTAAGGGTCGCTCTTCGGGTGCCTGTCAGCCGGGACAAGGCCCCCAGCGAGATTTCCTCCTTGGAGGAGCGCATTGTACACAGCAGCTGAAGCAGGAGACAGCGGGCAGCATAGGGTATTTTTAAGGAGGTTGCCCTGATAATTGCGTTTACTCTGGAAACGTCTGAAAGGGAGTTCAGGACGCACTCTCCGACAGGGCTTACGGTATCCGTATCCCTTACGCTTTCCGTACCCCTTACGTTATCCGTATCCCTGACGGTTTCCGTAAGGGTTTTTGCCGTAACCCCTACGGTATCCGTAAGGCTTTTTTCCGTAACCCCTACGGTATCCGTAAGGCTTTTTTCCGTAACCCCTACGGTATCCGTATCCCTTACGGTATCCGTATCCCTTACGGTTCCCGTATCCTTAGGGGTATTGCCCCTTACGGTATCCGTATCCCTTACGCTTGGCGTAACCCCTCCCCAAACTGAGGCAGCCTGGTCGAGGAGATTCTGTCTTCTTATGTCTGAACCCATCCTTGCAATCTCAACAGAGTCCGCAAGAATATCGTCAAGGATGGTATCTTTCTTCTTAGACATTTCGGACACCACCACTTGCACGGGCAAAGATTTCCTGTATAAGGGCAAGTAGGGTTTCCCTTTGCTCTTGGGTCATATTCCAGAAAACCCGGCGGCGGCCAGCAAGGTTTTCAACTAGCCTCGAGGAGGTGCCCAGAATTGTATTAAACACAAAGTCTCCATAGGTGCGTTGAGTTACATTCAGCAAATTGTTTTGTAAGCGGTAGCGTTTGTCATAGGCGTTTATTAAAAGCCCCAGGGTCTTTAGTTTTGGATTGTGACTCTCCTTAGCCTTAGCCAGGAAGGAGAGCATATTGGTGACCCCGTATAGTGCGTGTTTGGATAGGATTATAGGTATTAGTGCATAATCCGCCGCAACTACCCCATTCTGAGTTAGACTCCCCAATGATGGGGGTGTGTCTACCAGGATTAAGGAATAATTTTGTTGTATTTTCTGGAGAGCTAAACGCAGACGGGTTACCCCATCCATAGTAGTCATAAGAATTAGTCCGGTACTTTCTAGTTTCAATGAAGACGGGATGGCGAAGGTATTCTCTTTCTTACCGACAGGTATGATTATATTCAGCCCTTCGGGTGTTCCCATAATATGCGGTGATTCTAGCACTTCACAAATGTTTTTTAAGCTTGTGGTAGGATCTATCCCGAGAGCTTCAGTTGTATTGGCTTGTGGGTCCATATCTACCACCAGTATAGGTAAGGTTCTGTACTCTTCGGGAAGTGTTTGTGGTGCGTTCTCTTGTAGCCAAAGGAGGGTGTCGGCAATGGCAATGGTAACCGAAGTTTTTCCAACACCACCCTTATTGTTTACAATGCTAATAATAGAACCCATATTAACCCCCTATTCCGCACAACAGTACCAGCATTATATCACAATCCCTGCTATACACAAATAATATACAATTGTGTGCCTTTTAGCTTATGTATGGCTTTATTAGACCTTTTTATACGTTGTTAAGTAGTGAATAAAGTCCAGTAATGCTTAACTATTACTATCAAAAAAGGTCCCCAGGGTAATAAAAAGGGATCCAAAGACTAACAAAAGGATTGCAGCAGCGCTCTCCAATCCTCTCTACATTTTTTATACCAAAAAGGTAAAGAAATTTTACAGAATAAAACCGGCGGAGGTTAGCCCTCCGCCGGAGTTTCCCTGTTAAAACTTAATGTAGCTACACAACTCGGTAGGGGAGCATTCGATACTTGAGCTCATCATATTGCTCCATAATGACCCTACCCGTCTCCGACCACGCAATAAGCTGTTCGTGACAGGCCTTGGGGAGGATAATAGTACCTAAGGGGCCCGAAGCCAGCTCATAGTTAAGGTCTACTGCATTGGCCTTAAATTCACGGGTATCTGCCTTTAGCTCTATCGAGTACCTATCAAAAGTCTTTACCCTGAAATAGGTTCTTGTATCCCCTCGTACAGCAGGAAGCGTAGGGTGTGCCTCCGTTGTATAAAGGGTCTCCTCGGAGTACAAGTTTTGTAAGAAATGCAAGAGCATAGCCCCTTTGTAGGGATTTCTGACCCTTGTTCTTCTTTCTTTGGACTGCCTAGTGCTTAGGTTTATTACAACACCCTTAGAGGATACAGAGAATAGGGTGTCATATGCAAAATCCCAGTTAGGGGGATAGTCTATGGTTTCCTTTACTGAGGGTCTTAGCTTAGTTGGCACACATATCTGCGCGCCTATAATGGTATCTTTGGAAGTCTTTCTTGAAACGGTGATCCCATTAGAATTTTTGGTGGGAATCAATCGGATCAAGGAGCCTTCTTTAACTATACGTACTTTTTCTGTAAGGGTGAGGCCCGCCTTTTTTGCAGCTTCTTGGGAGAAGTTCACCTGTACCGTGGCCTGAGGTACCGATTTATTTGGGTAAGAAACTACCTTACAACTACCCGCAAAGTCGAATAGAGGAACCTGTATTGAAACTGGGGTCTCCTGCGCCTGTTTTCTTTCCTCCCTCTCGGCTGGTAGCACCGCTGAGTGCCCAGCCTCTGATGCCCCTGCCTCAACAGAACCTCCCTTGGTTCCATTATGTTTGGAGTTTTTAAGGACTAGCTCCCAGAAGTGCTCCTCACTTATACCAAGGAGCTTCAGGTTTGGGGTTAGGCCTTGTACAAGAGCCCCTATAACCTCTCCCGCCTTCAAGACCTCTAGACTGGCGTTTCTTATTCTGGCTTCGGCTTCCTTGCTGTAACTACTTACTTCCTTTAACAATACATCCACTTCCACAACTAACACCTCCTGGTGTATATTACTAAATTCTCTTAATTGCTTGCCGATGATTATTTAGCCTAAAGCGGGGGTGCGGCTGCCTTGCCTCAAAGAGGGGCTAAAGCCTGGAGGTGCATACTTGAGAATTAATTTGTACTCATCCCACCTTTCCTGTTCAGCAAAATGATAAGCTGCCTTATCGAGTATAAAGTCGTCGATTGGCAGCTTCTTCAATAGAAGCTCCAGGGTATTTCTTTCCACTTGTGGAGACGTAAGTACCAGGTGAAATGAGGCGCTAAGGTTGAAAAACTGGAACCCAAGGTTGAATATATACTCAAGTACGGGTACCTTGTTTCTCTGAGCAAGGAAGCTGACCAAAGCCCCGCCATTAGCTTGAGGATCCGCTCCGTTGCTAATCATATACTTTAGGAGCCCAAAGGTGGGTTTGTGGAACTTATGTACTACTAGACTGTTTGTTACATACCACCTGGTGCCCTTATAGCTCTGTTCGCGCACCAGAGCTCCTGCCGGGGTACTTACTTCGGCAAACACGGGGCCTCTCTCTATGTACGCAAATATGTCCTTATCGGCGAAGTAGTAAAAACAGTTAGGCTCAGCATTAAGCCCAATCCTGTAAGCAACCCCATCAACTACTCCGTGTTCAGGTAAAATTGCCCAACCTTTCATAAAAACCTCCTTAAAATTAAACCGGTGGAGGCTAAACCCCCACCGGCGAAGCACCAGCACAGTGCTAGTCGTTAACTAAAAATATCGACAAGGAGACGCCCACCCTCCCTCCTATCTATTGCTACGTTGTTACTTATCTCGTCAGGCCCAAACAGGAGGGGGTCGAGTATCTCAATAGTGGCGGTGTAGCCTCCCACATAAACCCGTACATCTCCAGTAGCTTGGGTGGAAGGAGATAGTAGTAGATGGGTGCCCATAGCCGCTGGGCGCTTATCGCGGTTTTCTATTGAGTAGTAGTAGGTCCTATGATAAGAAAGACCTAACTTTGTAGCCTGAGCGCTTAGAAATGTTACCTTTGGCTTAGCAGTTCTGTACTTTTTAATTATCTTACTCAAGAAGGGGGTTTCCTCCTCTCCGAGAAGACTATGTAGTTTGTCTGTGATAACTTTTGATGAGGCCGCCCAGCCTGGTATGCGGGCTTCAAAAGCCCTTATACTATTGAGGTCTACTATAATCTCCCTAGTAGTCTCTTCGTATGCGAACGCGACTGGCCCACACACAACACCCTTATCCTTGTTAATCTCTTTTATAGCGGCCACTAAGAGGGGTAATGTTTGCGTAGTTATGAACACCTCCGCTGTAAGCCCATTACGGTTAGGGCGAACATCAGCCTGCCTTTGCTTAGGGGGGTGTGTGTTTTTAACGAAGATGAGCTTCTTTTCTTTAAGATCTACACGTTGCCTTACACTTGCACAGGCCAGCAGTCTGTTATAGAGTTCCCCTTTGAATCCAAAGTAAAGACCAGACAAGCGTGCACTCATCCTTGAGAAACCTGTAGACAGCAGGGCTTTGGTGGGCGTCTGGCTGCCAGTAGCACCTACCTCTCTAAGTAAAGAAGCTACAAAGACCTCGCGATCTATACCTATCCGCGTAAGAGTGGGTGTAAGGACCTTTAATGTGTGAGTAATCTTTTGTTCAAGGCTTTGCACAACCTCTAGCACCTGCAGCCTTTCTTTTGTACGTTCCAGCTCAACCTGCAGTTGTGTCACGAAATCCACCCCCAAGCATCGCCGCGAAGGCTTCCTCTGTCTTAGGCCTCTTAGTGGTGAGCTGCCAAGGCTTCGCTTCTATAAGGCTCTTTGGCGCATCCCCAAGATTTCCAAAGTCAATGTAGATTCCGTCTGTCTCCCAGTGGGAGCACAGTAACAGAGTGCTCTTAACCTGTCCCGTCCTTGCTGCTTTTGTTATGAGGTCCCAGACTCTTTCTCTAACAAAACCTGAAGGCATATCTATACTTATTGCCAAAATGTCTGGGTTCCCACTAGCAGATCTCCTTAGAACCACCTTACTAGCCCCCTCTGTAGGCTCTTCCCTCAGGACTACCTGTGGTTTGTTGTTGGGAACAGAAGCAAACAGAACTTCCTTAGTATTCAGTAGTGTCAAAGCAAGACTCGGCACTCTGAACTTAAAAACAGTCCTAGGGAAGGGAAGACTTATGCTCACTATGCAATGCCTCTGAAACCCCGGAGGCACAATACTTTTTTCTGAGGAAGCAGAAGGGTTGCTCGGTTCCTGGGGTAGCTTTGGTTTATTACCCTTAGACTCATTGTTTAATTCTTCAAGGAGAAGACTTAAAGGCAACCCTAGCTTCCCTAGTACTTGCTTTGCCTCCAAGATACACTCCCTGAGAGTTGTTTGGACGTTACATACAGTTTCTAGATCTTTGTATCGGGCCCTTGCCTCCTCTAATTCTTTTTGCAAACTAATAAACATTCTAAACCCCCTTATCTGCCTCTTCCAAGGCAGCCACTTTTTTCTTTAGCTCCACCAAATCGATTTCTAGGTGTTCTTTGGTCACCAGATCTGTTAAAAAAGCCTCGAGATCCGGGAGTCCTGCCAGGATGCCACGGTTTTCAATACCTGTTCCCAATTCAACGTCTGCAGATATTACTTCGATGAAGCTGAAGAGACCCGGCCAGTCTGGATGGTTATTATACTGGTAAATGCCCCCGCTCCTGCCCTTGTCAGAAATGGTAATAACCAGCTTGGCTTTACCTGGCACTTCCGAAGACTCCAAGTCTTCCAGCAAGTAATACAACCTACTCCAGACACAGTGCTCAAACTCCTCGCGAGTGTACTCCCACATTTCAAAAGTTAAAGGGACTGCATCTTCATATCCGTAAAAGTTTACTAGAGTATAAGTATCCCCTCTCTTGAAATAATGACTAAAAGCCACCCAATCGTCGTGTCCTGTTCTACTTGAAATAATCAGATCACACTTCACTTCGTTCATCCAACGCCACCTCCAAAATATTCAAATCATACTCGTCCTCGACTTCATCGCAGTACAAAGGTGTTGTCTCAAAGGCGCACTTCGGGCAAGACAGGCGCAAGTAGCCTGAATCCGAGGCTTTGTACGCCCATTCTGCCGGATTTGAGTCCTTAGGGGCCCTGTAGTCAAAATTCTCAACAACAAACTTTCCCCCCTCAATCTTCTTAAGGTCCAGCGAACACAATTGAGCTGGAACCTCGTACTCCTCCACAACAGAGGCGCTTAGACCGGCGCCGCAATTAGGACAGGTTAAAAACCTGTCAAGAACCTTACCTTTTATAGTTTGTGTATCTTCCATAAAACCTCCTTAAAATTAAACCGGTGGAGGTTAGCCCTCCACCGTAGTAATTCCCTTACGGGACTTGTAACGCTCATCTAAAGATGAGTCTACCCTAGACAATGTTAACCGGACTTAATATGGTATCCCCCGCCTGCTCCCTACATACAGGTTTTTAGTTATCCAACAGGGCCTGGGACTGGGT